GTTTGCATCATAGGTGGCCTCCAGTTCCGCCAGCTGCGCGTTGGCAGCGGCAAGGTTTTCTTCGCTCTCGGTGAGCTGTGTATTCTTCTGGGCGACGGCAGCGTTCAGGCTCTCGATCTGCGCCTGATACGGCGTGACATCGCCCCAATACTGCTTGTCTGCTTTGATGATCACCTTGATGCTCTGCGTGTTCATGTCGTACTGGATCGCCTTCACGGTGAAGGCGTAGCCCTCCGGCAGCGGACAGGCGGGGCAGTCCGTGCGAATCTGCTCGACCGTGACATTCTTCCAGTCGATGGCCTCGACCGATTCGAGCGTATTTTCCGAATAGCACCGCTCGAATGTGACGTGGTACTCGCTCGATAATGCAAAGACGTTGCCGACGCGATGACCATTGATCTTGTACTTGACGCCGTAATAGCTGTTTCCTGTTTTCATGCTCCTGCCTCCTGTGCAAAGTTATCGTTTTCCGCGCTTGTGCTTCGGCTCCCATATCCCGACACCGAAGCGGGGATAATCATAATATCGGGTCAGGACCGCTGCGGCCTCCCGTAGGTCTCGCCGCATCGCGCCCAGATGCCCGGTATCTATGCCGGCTTCCCGGCATTCGCGAATTTTAATGCTGATCTGCGCTGCCGTGCGCCGATACTCCACAGCAAGGTCCTCGAGACCGGCCTCGCCCTGCTCGATCACACCGGCGCGCCGCAGGGTCTCCGTAAGGCGTTCTCCGCGCTCGGCGTGTACAACTGGCTTGTACGGCAGCTTATAGCGCACACCGTTCTCCGCGAAAATGATCCTTGATTGCCGTGGAATATTCCGTCGGTCGAAGGTCGTGATGCAAATGACGCCGCGCTCACAGTCGATCTTCACCTGTGCGTCCGGCTCGCCGTCCCGAAAGCGGACGGTCAGCTCCGCCTCTCTGTATGCTCGCATCCTCTCACCCCGCAAAAACGATCTTACCGGCAAACTTCGTGTCGCTCATGAGCTTAAAGGCTCCCGTCGCCGCCGTGTATTCAACGTCCAGCTCAAGCACGGCCCATGTGTTTTTCGCATATTTGCCGTCGCTGCAAAGGGAGTAGGCATCAAAGGTGAAGTCCGCGCTGCTTCTCTTGTGCGAGGTCTTCGGAATCGTGAGCGTGAACGGTTCGTCGTCGCCCGTCCACTCGTTCGCGGTAAAGGAAACGGTCACACTGCCGGGCGATTTTCCATTCCAGTTTGTGCGGTCGGTATTGCTGACCTCCTGCGGATGCACGTGGTCGCTGCGGGAATAGGTTTCAAGAACGCCGGCGTTTGCCGTACCCGCCGCCTTTGGCGCGCCGTCTGACGGCGCGCCCTTTCCGTCGTTGCCCTTCGCCGCAATGAGCCTCCAGTATTCCGCGTTCGGCGGAGCGATGCCGGTGCATGGCTTGATGCATAGATAGCTGCTGCCGGCAGAGGCAACCTTATTGCCGACGGCATAGGCTTTGGAGGCGCTGTAGTCCTCCCAGAAATTGCGCGCGTTCTCCGCGCTCTGCCGCGCCGTTTCATCCCCCTTTCTCTGTGTTTCGGCCTGCTGACGGGCGGTCTCGTTTGCTGCCCTCTGCGTTTCGGCATTTGCGCGAGCGGTTTCCGCGCTCGCTCTTGAGGCTTCTGCCGTTTTCCGCTCTATTTCATTCTGCACGCGCGCCGTCTCCGCGTTGGCCCTTGTGCCTTCCGCTGTTGCGCGATTTCCCTCCGCGGTGACACGCACAGCTTCATTGCTTTTTCTGGTTCCCTCGTTTGTGCCGCGGGTCGTTTCATTGCTCTTGCGCAGAGCCTCCGCCTCGGCTCGTGATGTTTCTGCGGTGACACGTGCAGCTTCATTGCTCTTGCGTGTCTCCTCATTGCTTTGCCGCGTCTGCTCTGCGGCGGTGCGCTCCGCCTCGGTCGCATCACTCGCGAGAACGGCAGGGATCAGCGTTTCGTTGATGTACTTCTTGATGATGTTGCCGGATTCGTCAAACTTGGCTTTCAGCTCCGCACTGGTCAAACCGCCCACGTCGTTCGGCTCGTCGTCCAGCTTTTGGATGATGTTCAAATCGCCGTCCAACAATTCAAGCTCGATCGGTGCGCTCTGGATGATATTCAGATCGGCGCTCAACTGCTCACTCATGCTCGTTCCCCTCACATTCTCGGGACTTCGCCCGTTTCATTTACCTTGCGCTGCAGCTCTCCGTAGCCTGCGCCGCCGCGCAGCGGAGCGCCTTCGCCGGAAAGCTCGTCCGTCATGCCGTCGCCGCCCTGCGGCATGGTGGGATCAAGCATCTGCTGCCCCTCCAGCGCCGCGATCAGCGCATCCTTGTCCGTGATCTGACCCGCCGGCAGTCTCTTGACGTATTCCACCGTGCTGATCTTGTTCTGCATCAGCAGGTTATCGAGCGTCTGCATTTCCGCGATCTCGCTCCAATAGCTGCTCGCGCCGACGTCGAGCTTCACGCTGCACGGGATGTTGCGCAGGGCTGAGAAGTCAAAGGAAATGATCTCCTTCTGCCCGCCGAACGGCGTGGGGATCTCCACATAGCGCGTCCCGTAATACTCGCCCATAAAGGCGATGTAAATGCGGCCCAGGTCCTCAATGCTCTGCAAAAGCGCCTGCTTCGTCAGCTCCATCGGCGTCGCCGCGGCGCGCTGCAGGGCGATGATGGCGCTCGTGTTGTCCGGCCGCGTATCGCCGAGGGCAACGTCCGTCGCGCCGAGAAATTTCTGCGTGTAGCTGATGGCAAGCTCGATAAACTGGCTGATCTGCGGGCTGATGCTCGCCGGGTCGATGATCTTTGCCACATTGTCCACGCTGCCGTTCACGGCGATCTGTGCACCCACGCGATTCGACCATTTGGCGACCTTCGTCTTGTCGTATATGATCTTTGGATAGGCGAGCGTCATGAGCGAGATCATAGACATGGCGAAGAGCTTGTTGACAAAGATCTGGTTTGGAATCAGTCCGGTTATCATCGCCTGCCCGTGATAGCAATCATGCACGAAGTCCCACGGCATCCATGTTACGGGGTAAAGGCTGATGCCAAGGTCCGTATCCGCGCGGAGCTCCACGCTCTTGGTGCATTCGTAGCTGTGAACGTGCCCGGTCTCGTCGTCCTTCCACAGGTAGACGAGCACCGTTACCTTGTCGCCGCCCAGCTCGTCCATGTGGCTGTTTTCGCCCTCACTCTCGTCGGCAAGGATGCTTTCGGTATCTGCCTCGTCGGCGCCGTAGCGGCGGGCGCTTGCGCGCCTCACTCACCATCATGCGCCGCTCGATGATCAGGTAGGGCTGGCTCTGCACGTCGCGGTTGTTGGGGTTGCCGAAAAGCACCTGCGTGTTCTTGAGCACCTCGGTCCTGACGATGCCCTTGGCGTCCTGCCCGGTCTCCTCGTCGGGATCAAACCAGCTGAATGTGCAGCCGTCCCCGTCCACCGCCGCATTACGGCAGAACTCACGAATGACCGCGCCCATCTTATTGCTTTCAAACAGCGCAAGAAACTGGTCGTTGAGAATGCTTGAAAGCGTCTCCAGCGTCTGCTTGTCTACGCCGCTGCTCGAAGGCATCGGGTTTGCGTGCAGCTTGAGGTTGTCCGTCGAAACGTTGGCAACGGAGAAGAGCACCACACGCTTGAGGAAATTGAATACCGGCGTCGGCAGGCCGTTGCTCTTCACGCCCTCCCACTGCTTTCCGACAAAGAAGTCCTCGTTCGTGCTCACGGTATCATAGAGATCGATGCCGTTGTTGAAGCTCACGCCCTTTTGGTATCGCGCGGCGACGCTATCCGGCGTCGGGGTAAAATCCATCATTTGTCACTCCCTCACTTTACATTTCCTGCGTACCGCAGCTGAATATCCGTCTCCAGCACCGTCGCCGTGGCGCTTGCGCTCACGCTCTTGAATACCAGCCGGTAGAAGATCGCCTTTTTCACCTTGAGTTTCAGCCGCTTCACCTGCGCCTTGTGATTCGTGCGAAAGCTGAAATGGTTGAAGTCCACATGCGTAAAGGTTGCGATGCTCATTGCAACGACCTTTTCGGGGTAGTCGCTGCGGCGGTTGCTCTCCGCCGTCACCGTCACGCGCGCGTTGGTCTCCGGCTCGATCGCCACGAAGATCATAGGGCTGTATTTAAGCTGCCAGTCGCGCCCGAAATCCATCAGGCCGGTCGCCGCGTATGCGTCGATCTCGGCGCCGTCGTCGTTGCGGTAGGCACGGGAAAGATGCTTGATCTTCCCATCCGCGGTAAAGCCATATGCTTCGCCCTTGATGTCCAGCATGGCGAGGAACGGCATATTCGTGTAGATGTACCACGCATCGCTCGCGTAGTTGAGGATCAGTGCCGTGCCCTCGCTCAAAAACCAGAACTCATGCTCATTTTTGCGGCTGAAGGTCCGCGTTTTCTCCGGGGAAAAGCCCTTTACCGTCTCAAATACGCGGTCGCTCACACGCTTGGCATTGGTCTGATTGTCCGTGATGTAACCGCTCGACGAGGTGGCCTGCCATTGATACACGCCGCCGGTCTCCAGCGTCAGCGGGTTGTTCTCCAGAAGCTGCGCCTGCCCAAGGGCCTCGTTGCCGATGCTTCGGTTCAGCGGCGTCACGTTAAATGCCGCCACCGTCATGCTGCTGTCCAGCGTCATTGTGCCGTACTGTACGCTCCACGCGCTCCCGCTCTTGAACGCGATCATGCGCGCGTAGTGTCGCACCAGCGCCGTGATGGGCGTATTGCTCTCACCGATCGCGATCTCGTAAAGGTCGGGGAAGTAATCCGCCGTCGGAATACCGTCCGCGTCGATGCCGGAATAGAGCGTCTTGCTGCTCCCGTCGCCGTAGAGAAAGACGCGCGTATCGTTCGCTCCGTTAAAGAGCTCCGAGTAGTGCATCCCCTCCACGTCGCTCCGCGCGCCGGTTCCCTTGCGGTAGGTCACCGTCACGGTGTTCGTGCCGCGCGCCGGCGCGCTCGCAAAGGTCAGCTTGCCCGCCGCAAGATCGCTCGTATAGGTCACGTCAGTGCCCTCTACCGCGATGATCTCGTCCGCCTCTTTTTCAGGCAGGTAAAAGTCCTTTGCCTCGCCGTCTGGGCTGTACCGTACCTTTCGCTTGCCCGTCAGACGGTTCAGATTCTCCAGCAGCGTGCCGCTGCCTGCCGGTGTGGTCGCCGTCATGACCGTCGGGATGTAGCCCTCCACGGCGGAAAAGCTCTTATCCGCGCTCCCGTCCCAGCTCATGTATTCGTGTCCATTGAGCAGGTATACCTTTCCGCCGAAGCCGAAAAAGTGCGTCGTGTCCTGTGTGCATTGCCCGACGACCGTCGCCGTCGAAAAATCCGCGGCAACATCAAAGATCAAGCCGCCGAACGCGCACAGCAGATGCCACGCGGCCCCCGCAATGCCCTCCCACGCGCCGCCAAAGGACGGGGAAGCGGTCGGGGCGGTGTGGGATGCCGCCCAGGTCTCCCATGCCGTCTGAAGCGTCAGAACGGTCTTTGTCCCGGGCCGCACCTGCAAATGCCGGTCGCGCGTGATCTTAAAATTGCGCATCTCGGAGAGCTCTCCGTCGCGGATCTTGGTGTCGCCGTCCGGGTTCTCGTTCAGTCCGAGAAATGCATTGATCTTCATAACGCTTGTGCTGCTTCCTGCGTTGATCCGTCCCATGTTATCCTCCGTATGCCATATAGTCCTCGCTCATTTCGCCGCCGGTCATGCTCTCGTCGTAATCGACCTCGCCGTCCTCCGGCTCCTCGCGCACCTCCGGCATCTGCGCCCCCAGCGTGCGGGTAATGGCGTAATACCGAATGGAATCGCAGATATGGGTGATGTCGTGCGGCTCGGTCGCGCAGTCGCTCGCATTCTTCGCGTCGTGCTGGATGACGGGCAGATTGCGGATCAGCCCGGTGCAGTCCCGCGTTACCAGCAGCCCCGGGCGGTCGTTATCGCTCCTCAGGGGCTTTAGCATTTCCTTGAGCGCCATCCAGCCCTGCACGCGGTTGTTGCTCGCCCGCAGAAGCCCCACGCCGTTTTCGGCGTACAACTCCGCCATGCTCCGCCCGCTGTCCTTTTGGCGGTTCCACATATCCGGCGGGGCGATGGTAAACTCGATGTGCTCGTAGTCCGGCGTGAGCGAAAGCATCAGCTTTGCCGCCTCCGATACGATCAGCCCGCTCTGCTGCACCTCGCGATAGACGTAGCTCCTGCCGTCAAAGTCCTGCGCGATCCAGAGACAGGCGAACATGTCAAGGCCGTAGTCGAACGCACGGTATTTCTTCCACTCCGCGGGGATGCGCACAAACGGTTCAATGACGTGCGTCTCCGGTCGGAACTCGGGAAAGAACGTGCCCGCCAGCGCGTCCCAATCGCCGTAGCGGTGGGCGCGGCGGATATCCTCGGGCAGCAGGTCCAGCATCTGCTTGTATTCGGGGGACGCCGCCAGTAGCTGCGGGTTGTCGTCCACCGTCGCGGGGATAAAGGTGTAATCCCCGGAGCGCTCGCCGTCGCGGTATTCGCGGTCGATGAACAGCCGCTTCACCCACAAATGGCCGATGCCGCCCGGGTTGCAGGTCAGATACATTCGTCTCGGGACGTGCGTCGCACCGCGCAGACACGCGCCCAGCGTGCGGAATTGGCTCTCCGTGAACTGCGTCGCCTCGTCCATGAAGATCCAGTCGTATTCCTGCCCCTGATACTCGAGATCGTCGTTTGCGCCATAGTGGCCAAATTTGATGGTCGAGCCGTTGACGAAAAAGAACATGTGCATCGTCGCGTTGTAGCTTGCGATCTCCTGCGGGATCATGCGGCGCATCGGCAGGATGATGCTCTGCTCCAATTCGGGGTATTCGCGGCGGACGATCAGAATGCGCAGGTTCGGATAGGCGAGCGCCCCGCCGAAGCTCTTGCGCATCAGAACGTAGGTCTTGCCGCCTCCTCGCGCTCCGCCGTAGCCGACGTAGCGGGAGCGGGCCTGACAAAACAGCTTCTGCTTGGGGTTGAGGTCCCCCATGTCGATATTCACCGTGCCGCCGGTGTTTGTCATTTTGCCGTATGCCATTTCTCAACCTCTTTGAAGTAGGGAAATAGGGGCATGAGTTCCGCACTCATGCCCCTATGGTCGGGAGCCTTATGCGTAATCCTTGCTGCCCTCAATGCCAACACAGCCGTCCTTGGTGCCGATGGCACGCATGGTCTGGCCGGCAGTCAGCGTGACCGCGGAGCTGTAGACCTGTGCGGTGGTGGAGTAGCGGGGGTTGGTGCCGTCCACGGTGTACTTGAAGGTCACACCGCTCACAGCGGTAATGCTCACCGCGTGAGACGAGATCGCCATTTCGGGCGCCGCGAGGACCGCGCTGGACTTGCCGCAGACCGCCACGCCGTCGCCCTTCGCGCCCAGCACGAAAGCGTCGTAGTAGGTCACGCCCTGCACCACGGGGCCGGAATAGCCCTGCACCTTGGGCAGGATGTCATAGTTCTGCATCTTGACGGGGTCGACCGTGCAGCCCTTGTGCTTGATGAAGAAGTACACGCCCGCGGGCATATAGCTCGTGGGAATGGGCTTGACGCGGCAGCCGTCGAACTCGCCGACGACGCCCTTCGCAAGCGCCTTCGCGCCGAGCGTGTCCACGCCGAGGTAATCGGGATTCTGCTTGAGCAGCTTGTACATTTCGGTCGTGATGTACAGCGTGCGGTTCTCCAGCGGCACCAGCGCGTCGGTCATCAGCGCATTGAGGTCGATGATAAGACCGCCGATGGTGCTCTTGGTGGGGGCGGTATCCTCCGCCTTCTGGATGTTCGCGCCCATGACCCACTTCTTGATGCGGTGCTTGTCCATGCCGGGGACGGTCACCTCCTCGAGCTGGCGGCGCAGGGCGCGGGCCGCGCTCTTCTCGATGGCCTGATCGCTCTGGTCGAGCGCGTCGATGGTGAAGCTGAACGCGGGGGACTTCTCGCAGGTCATTTCCTGCAGCGTGTCGCCCACGTCATACACGGTGCCGAAGCGGTTGGAGCCGCTGCGGTTGTACTCGCTCTCTGGTACGGTGTTCACGCTGGCGACGCGGATGGTCTTGCTGCCGGGGGCGAGCCAGCTATAAGCGTTGCCGCAGTCGTCGGCGGTGATGGATGCCTTCTTGAAGCGTTCTGCGATCTTTGTCGCGTATTTCACAGCATAATTGATGCTCATTTTCGTTCCTCTCTTTCGTCTGCCCGACGACGGAAAGGAATGTTATTCGCCCCATCCCTCCAGGAACGGATCGCGCCCGCCGGCGTTCTGTCCGGCGCTCTGCATACTCCCGGTGGAGCGTGCGGCGTTTTTGATGTTCTGCTGCGCCGCCTGTGCGGCGCTTCTGGTGCGCTCGGCCTCCTCGCGGGCCTGCTTCGCGGTGTATTTGGCGTATGCCACCGTGAGCGAGCTGCCCGCGGCTACGGCGTCCCACACCTCCTTTGGGATGGCGTCGGGATTCCTTGCCACGTCGGGGTATTCTCGTGCAAATTCGTCGATATCCGCCTTTCGGCGCTGCGCTGCGGCGTTGGCGGCTGCATTGGCCTGCTCGGCTGCCTGACGCTCGGCTGCCTGCTCCGCCTCTCTGGCGGTGACGGCTGCCTCGCGGTCCTCCAGCTCGATGCTTCGGCGGGCTTCCGCCTCGCTCAGACCGTCGGCCTTCTTCGCCTCCGTGCGCAGGAAGGAAACATAGTCCGCGACGCTCACGCCCTTCTGCTTGGCGAAGATCGAAAGGATCTCCATCGCAGGCTTGCTCTCGTCGTATTTGGCGCGAATGCGGTCGTAATCCATGCCCTTCTGCGCGAGCGTGACCATTTCGGCCTCGCCCACGTTCTTTGTCTCGTCCATGTGGCGCAGTGTCCACGTCTTTTCCGGCGCGTCCGCCTTCTGCTCGGTGGTCTCCGTCTGCGCCTCCGCGCCCGCCTCGGTGGCAGTCTCAGCGGCCCCGCCGTCCGATGCGCTCTGCGCACCCTCGGTCTCGCTCGCCGTTTCCGTCACCTCTTCGGTCGTGTCCTCGCCCTCGGCAGTCTCCGAGGTCTCGGGCGCGTCCTGCGCGGTCTGCTCGTCGCCCCATCCGTCCAGAAATGCGTCCTGCTGGTCTGCGTTCTGCTCTTCCTGTACGCTCATGTTCTCGACGTTTTCCATTGCTTCCTCCTTGCTCCGGCTGGTCTGCCGGGCATTTTATTTTTGCGGTGCTGGTCTGCACCGGCTTTTACGATCTTCTGCGGCTCTTACAGCCATGCGCCGTATTCGCCGTGCTCGATGCCGCCGTATACGTCCTCCACCTCGCCGATCTCGCTCGGCAGGCTGTTTCGTGCCAGCGCGATGCCCTTTTCAAACTCGTCCCAATAGGCGTTGTACTTGTCTCGGTCGTCGTCGATGATCAGCAGCGCCGCCAGCCCCCACGGGAGAACAGATTCGCAGATGTACTGGTCCAGATCCAGCTCGTCCGTCAGCGCCTCCGGCATCCTGCACACGGGACGCTTGCCGTCCGTGCTCGCCGCATAGGTATCGCTCACGGGGTAGACGCGCGGGATCAGATTCCGCACAAGGCTGACCGCCTTGACGCGGTACGGCTTGGTGTCCGCCGTTTCGGTCGAGCCCGTCGATTCGTTCTGCTCGTCGATCAGGCGGATCGCGCTGTCAAAAATATCCTGCACGGTGTAGTTCACGGCGTTTCCTCCTTGCGCTCCCGCAGGCCGACGTGATAGGTCATAATGGCCTCGATGCCCTCGTCAATGCTGCCGGGGGCCGGTCGCTCAGCAGGCTTTTCGCCGTCCTCCGGCGCTTTCCCGGCGGCAGGGCCTTCGGCCTGCTTCGGCGCGCTCGCACCGAACGGCTTTGCATGTCTCCGCCCCTCCGTCAGCGTCAGGCTGAGGTGATAGAGCTCGACGGACAGGACGATCACCAGCAAAAATGTGTTCAGCATACCGTCACTCCCAATCGCTCTTGTCCATGTTCTTGCCCATGTTCACGTTCACGCTGATGTCCTGCTTCGCCTCGATTTTGTCCTGATACCCGGCGAAGCGCTTCTGCTTGAGCATGAAAATGACGAACGGGACATAGGCCTTGTTGCCGGTCGTCAGCAGGTTCATGTACTCTGCCGCCATGCGGCTGTAAGCGTCCTGCGCGGTCTCCTGCAAGTATGGGCATTTCTCGCCGTCAAACCAGCCCCGCAGCGTCGAAACGCTCACACCGAGGAACAGGGCAAGCCCCTGTTCGCTCACGACCTCGGCCGCAGCTCCGTCGGCATCCGTCGCCAGCGCTTTCTCAAAATAGCGGTCAACAGATTCCTGCAGCGCTTCCGTCGTCTTGTACCGCGCGCCGGCATTGTTCCCGCTGCCGTAAAAATTCCGCTCCGACTTCGTTTTCTGGTGTTCGCCGTTCTGCGTTTCCCGCTGCGCTGCCTTTCTCGCCATTCTCCCGCTCCTCTCTCCGTATTCGCCGCACTTTCAGGCGGGCTTTGCGCCCATTGCCCTCCCGTTTATCCCGCCGCCGCGCGCTCGGCCCCTCTTCCAAGCGGCGCAGGCAGCAGGGCGGGCATGGAGGAGGTCAGCCCTTGCCCGCGGCATCCGCGGCTCTCGCCGCAGGAAGCGTCAAACTGCAAAATATTTTCTTCTCCCCTCAAGCGTAACACACGCGAAAGAGGTTTGCAGTTCTACATTTGGAATAGCTCTTGCCCCTCTGACAGCAGAAAAGGCGCCCACCCTTTCGAGTGACCGCCCCCTGATTTTCCGCTACCCCTATCCCGCCGCCGGGGCACCATCTTCCCCGCATGGAGAAAATGGTCGATTTCGACCGGCTTCATTGCTTCGATTTCGATGCATTTGCCCATTGCCGCGCGACGTCTTGTTGACGCCGCCAAAACGTTCGCACGCACCATTCCGGCGGCATTGCCGCAATGGTCCCGCCCGTTCTGCCAGCAGCATCGGTCGGTCCTAATGCATTCCAACGCTTTTGTTGCTGTAGGGGACGTGTGAGAACTATCCGACCCCTTTCTGCGAGACCCCCACCGTTTTTCCGCTACCCCTCCCCCTTTGCCGTAAAGACTGCCCCATCGAAAACGGCCTGACCGCCTGGACACCTCACCGGGGAGCCGGACCACCGAAAAAGCCTCCGTCTCCCGAATTGCCTTTGCTGAATTGCCCATCTACTCGGCGCCGAACTGACGCAGTACGGACGCAGTAAACCGCGCAAAGCGCCGTCGTTACTGGCATTGTATTTAACAGCCCGTTAAATTGCCCGCCTATCCTCTCCCGGCTCCTCGCCCAAAACGAAAAGGGCCGTCACCCCATCTTCGGGGCGGCGGCCTGCTGCTTTCTGCTCGTTTCTCCATCTGCCATAAGCTGTGCTAATACCTATCGCCAATTCTACGCGATTTTTTTATCTCTCCGTATCCGTCTATCCTACCCCCTGCTATACCCTCCCTATATCTCTTCCTGTATTATCCCGTAGTCTCTACTTCTCTCGTACTCTCTGCGTGATCTATACTGCATACTCCTAACGTACTCTTGGTGTATTATCTATTCTCCCCGCCCCGTCAGAAGAAAAGACTATCAAGAGAAGAAAGCACCAAAGTACAGCACGGAATACGCCCCCCCCAAAGAAAGAACCCCCAAAAGAAAAGAAAATATATAAAAGAAAAGAAAATCCCCCTAAAGAAAGGCCCCCTCCGGACTGGCGGAGAGGGCGGGGGATCCGGCGTTACAGTTTGTCCCGGATGGCCTCAATGATCCATTCATTGACGCTCTGGCCGTTGGCGGCGGCGGCGGCCCTGATCTGGTCTTTGCCCGGGTCCTTGCCGCGGCGCAGCTTGACCGTGATTTTCTCGTTGTTCTCGCGCTCCCATTTGAGCGAGGCGGCGCGCTGGGCCTCCGTGGTGCGCAAAGCCTTGTCCTGCATGGTGTTTCGCCTCCTTTTGCCTCCTATTATAGCGCGTTTGCGCGTATAAGTCAGCCTGACAACATGCACAAAAAAGTCCGCCTGATATTTGGCTAAGGCGTAGAATGTCGTGAAACCGGTAAAACAGGGGCTTGACTTTTCGTATCAGTCCGCCTTATACTTGGGCCATGCCAAGCAAACCACGACAAACCAAATTCAGGAGGACGACACCATGACATACTTCACCAACTGCCAGACGCTCGACGAGCTCAAGAAGGTATACAAGCACCTTGCGCAGAAGCATCACCCCGACGTGGGCGGCGATACTGCCACCATGCAGGCCATCAATGCCGAGTATGAGGAGCGCTTCGAGGCCCTCAAGCGCCGGCAGAACGAGCAGGCCGCGGCGGACGCCACCGGCAAGACCCACGCGACCACCGAGACCGCGGGCGACTTCATCGGCATCATCGCGGCGCTGCTCAAGCTCGACGGTCTGGAGATCGAGCTCTGCGGCCGCTGGCTTTGGATCGGCGGCAATACCCGCGAGCACAAAGAAGCGCTCAAGGCGGCGGGCTGCCGCTGGTGCCAGAACAAGGGCCTTTGGTCCTGGCACTACGCCGAGGACGGCTGCGGCTATCACAAGGGCCGCAAGCGGAGCATGGCGGAGATCCGCGCGAAGTACGGCAGCACGACCTTCCGCCGCGGCGCCCGCACCGAATCCGACGCGCTCCCGGCTTGACCGGGGCGCGCCACCACCAGAAAGGAGACCGAGCTATGAAAAATCAGGAAGCCTATAACATGGATCTTGACGAACTCCGCGCCGCCATTGATGCGCTGCTTGCAGCGGTGCCCAGCAGCGCAAAGCGCAGCGGCGCCCACCGCCGAGAAGAGGCGGAGCGGATCGCCGGCAGCGCCCGGGCAACAATCGCATGTATGCGGAATGATTACATCATCCAAGACATCTAACCGTCACCGCCCGCCCCGGAGGTCACGAGGGCTGAAAGGAGCACACCATGGCCACGACCACAGCCCCCACCAGATACACGATCAACCGCGACGGAACGCTGGAAAAATGGTATTTGGAACACGACGGCGGCGAGACCGTCTATCTCCGAAAGACCCCGCGCCCAAAATGGAACTGTGGCATGAAAGAATTTCCCGCCGCCGAGGTCTACGAAACCTACCGCGCCGCAAGGAATGCGCAGAAGGGAGCACCCCATGAGCTATCTTGACCTCTTCCAGCGCTACGGCAGCCCCAGCCGAGAGGCGGAGATCCGGCTGCACGGCTACCTGATCCGACCCGATACCCTGACCGCCGACCGCATCCAGTATAACGACGAGACCGCCGCGCGGCTGATCGAGGATTGCCGCCGCCTCGCCGACCAGCTCACCGACTACCGGCAGGCCCTCGCGGAGCGTTACGCCGCCCTCGCGACCGCTGCATACCGTGACCGGCTGGAGCTGACCCGTGACCCCGGTTACAGGGGCAAAGCGGTGATCTACTTTGTGCGGATCGTCCGCACCTATGAGGACGGAACCACAGAGCGAGTTTTGGACGAAAAGTATTTCGGCACGGAGCGCCGGAAAGCCTTTGCCCGGTTCGCCGAGCTGAAGCACCAGCGCCCCGGCATTGAGATCATGCAGGACACCGAGAAAAAGCCGTGGGAAAAGTGA